AGCGCCTGCAACGCGGTTCTCCATTTCCCTCTCCCTCCGTAAGCCATCCCGGCTCGATCTGATGGAGGGATAGTTGCACAACTAGCAACCCTCGTCAATAAGCGAGATGCGCAACTAGCAACTTTTTTATCAGGCAGATTAGCAAATATATTTCAATCGCCTAGCCGGATTTTATGGATTTTGGCAGCGCGGGGCCTGATTTTTCAGACCGGAAATATCTAAAAATTGCTCCAGATAAAAAACACGAAAAGGCCCACTCCCGTCAGGAAAGCTAGCCACCCCCATGCCGCGCGCTGCTCTAGGTCCTGCGAAGGGCTGAATAGCAACCTGACCACCCAAAGGGCGGCGGCGATAAAACACAGGGTTACGATGATTGAATTGATCGTCAGCTGGGATAGGGGGATATCCCCAATATTTGCAGGAGCAAACAGCCATAAAAGGCCCAATATCGCGCAGTAAACAAGTATGCGGAAAACTTGGCCAGCCCAAATCAAAAATCGGTGGGGAGGAGGATCGCCGGCCTTCAAAATCTGCTCTAGATTGGCCCAATCCCCACCCTCGTCACCCGGTCGTGGGGTCATGTCCCCATCCTCTTGTTTTTCAAGGGGAATGCGGCCTCAAGCATCTGCTTCATGCGGTCGAATTCGTCCTTGGACCGATCTTGGAAAAACTTGGCAAACCAATCGTCGTCCGGGTGGCGGAAAAGCGATTCGCGGTCACAGTGGAAAAGCGCGGCTAGCTTTTTCTGCCAGTCCTCGCTTGGCGTCGCGCCGCCGTACCAGCGGGAAACGACGCTTTTGTCGGCGTCAAGCGCCTCTGCCAACTGGGCCTGGTTCTCATAGCCCCGCTTTTCCGCCCATTCCTTGATGAAATGCGGGCGGCGGGGCTGCTTGCTCTTGTGGATTCTCGTTACCGGCATAGCCGCAACGCTAATCATCCAGCGCAACCCAGTCGTTAGCACTTTGCGCAACTAGACGCTTGATTTTAGTTGCTGGTTGTGCAACATGCATTTCCATGAATTTAACTGACCTCCTCAAAGGTCGCGGCCTGCGCTTGATCGACCTCGCCCGCACACTTGGCGTGGACAAGGCCACCACCACGCGATGGGCGCAAAATGGCGTCCCGGCAGAGCGTGTAGGTGATGTGGTAAGGGCGACCGGAATCCCCGCAACCGAAATTCGCCCCGATCTGGCTTCGGTTTTCACCCCCTCCCCCGAACAACAGGGGGCGTCATGATCCAATCAATTCACCGAGCCGTCCGTTGGTGTAAGCATCATCTCGATCTTCTGGATCGCGTCCTTGAGGCTCGCCAGCGCCGTGATCGGGCAGCGCAGATGGCCGGTAACAACCACTTCCGGTGTGGTAGCGCCGCCGAGCCGCTCGACAACCCAGGTTCGGCAAACGACTTCAAATTCAGCCATCCCTCCGTTATGGCCCAAGGCCAGTACGCCGTCGAAAACGACAAAGGGTGCCGTGCTGTTGCCGGTGATCTGAATGCCCTGCTGGCTCGGGGCATGTCCGGTTCTTTCAGCCATGACGGCTCCTTTCGTGCGTTCAGGTGGGATGCTAGCCAAGGCTGCATGGTCCCCGCAGAATTGTCGAGTGGGGGTGCGGTATGAAGCTCTCTCGCGATCAGATTGCAGAGCGGGAGCGCGTTGCATGACAGCGCTCAATTCGCTCGTCCTTGGATTTGAGGAATCCGATCTGCGGCTGCCAGAAGCTCTCCCGCCAGTTCTCGTACGAATCCGGCTGACGGGAAAGACAATTGGAGTTCCGCATCCGTCCCTTCATCGAGCACAAGCAGACATCGACCAATTGTTTGATCATCTGGCACGAGCACCTTGGCCGTTCGGATCGGAAGGGCCGAAACCTGTTTCCAGCCTGCAACCGTTTCGGCCTTCTGAGCTTGAGCGCCAGCGAGCGCGCGCCGGGCGTGCATCGCAAGGCTTAGCAGCGTCCCAACCGGCACCCGGAGACGAATTTCAGGCCCGGACGCCGACCGCTTGCCGGTCAGAACAACCGAATCATTCGCCAGATCAAAGCGGTTCCCACTCACCAAGTATTCTTTCGTCATGTCCGCCCCCCAAAGAAAAGTCGGGGGACGATAGCACGGCCGCGGCTGCCACATCAAAACACCGCCTGCGCCACCAGCCAGACAAACGAGACGGCGCCGAGCGCGGACCCTACCGCGACCGCAGTAAACAGCGCGCCCATAGCCGAAAACACCCGCTCATCGGAGGTCATTTGAAATGATCTCCAAGGGAAATCTCAATCACACGTTCACGGAGCATGACCGCCACCGCCTCAAGGCGCTGTGCGAGATCATTGAACTGAACATCTTCCAGGACTTCTGCCGGCGCGCCCTGAACGACCCGCTCGTACTCGTCAGCAAGGTCGGAGAGGACAGCTTCATGCTGCTCACCTCTGACGGCCCCACACCTGAACAGCGAGTGCATTAACGTGGCGACCGTCAGCCCGATCAACTCAACGGAACAATCGCCATTCGCCGGGCTCCGCAACTCCGGCGAACGGGCGGGCCGCGCCATGTTCCCCCTCCCTGAGCCGAGCGCGGCCCGCTCACCATTATCCACCACCAGTTTAATCATCGGCTCTTTCCCTGACGTGAGCCGACCGGGAGAGGCAATCCCGGCCGGCCCTTTGGAGGCTAGCAACGACGGGGCGTCGTCACGCGGACAACATCAGCAATCACGCGTGAAAGGGCAAATTCAGTGAAAGAACAAACGCTCCAAACTTTGCGTGAAGACCGCAACATCTTGCGGTCGGATTCTTCTGTGCTTCACGCCGTCAAACAGAATTATCCAGTCAAGACGGCGGTTTATCTCAGCCAGTTAACAGGCGCCCCGATCCGTACCTGCGAATATTGGCTGTCCACCGATTGGCTGCCATCCGAGGCGGTTTGGGCGCTGCTGAAATCCGAAGACGGGATCCAATACCTCGCAGCGGGGATGGAAGATGCGCGGCCCGAATGGTGGAAGCGCCTTCTCCGTCTCGGCATCGCTGCGAGCGCAATGCGTCGGCGCGCTGCGGATCAGCGCCTAATCGAACAAACACTAGAGGCTGATCGTGACCTCAACCAGGCCATCGCGCGGGCGACCGCCCTTTCTGTTCAGGACGAGGAATTCCATCGGCCTTTTGCTGATGCGCTCAACTCGTTCCTTGGCGTACCTGATCGCGCCCTGGCTCAATCCAAAAAGCGGTGAGCGCCCATGACTAGCATCGTCTATTTTGTCAAAGGTTCTGGCGGCATTAAAATTGGTTATTCCACCAATCTTGCGGTGCGGCTAAGCGCGCTTCGCACATCTTCACCGACGCCGCTTCAGCTTCTCGCAACAATTCCGGGCAGCGTTCATACAGAGCGCGCTATTCACGCACAGCTTGCGGAATACCGTCTCTCCGGGGAATGGTTTCGTGACTGCCCGGAAGTTCGGCGCGTGATTGATCGCTTATTGGCCGGCGATCGGTCCCTTGTTGTCATTAGGAATCGCTCGAAGAAAAACCACAGCGATTTGGCTGCATGGGTAAGTGATTCTATCCGAAAGCTGGCCGAGCCTTGGCATCGTGGTGATCGCCTGAAAGATGCGCATAAGAGGATCGCGGACATGCTCGGCTTTAAGGGTAGCCGCGTATTTGAGCTTTGGTATGCGCGCGCCCACCGCATTCTTGATTGGGAAATAGAGGCAATCCAGACCGCGCTACATTCGCGCACAAAAGTTGGTCGCCTCACACTCCGTCTAAATACCCTGACAAGCCGACTAGGATCAGCTCGGGCATACCGCGCTCGGGCTGCGCTTTGGCTCGCTCATCTTTGTCGATCATCTGCTCTCACTATCGCGCCCTGGATAGCGGAGGAACGGGAATGACCAAAACGTCTGACGTTCGAGACTTCTTTCAAGAGGGGCGGCCGCTGGTCGAACAGGACCTTGATATAGCTGAGCAATTCAAAGCGATGCGCGATGCCGCGCGCGCCAAGGGCGTGGACTGGTCCCAAGTCAAGGCGCTCCTGAAGGCACAAATTCTGGATGAGCGCGAGGGGACGGATAAGCGGGTCCGCGCCATCGTGGAGAAGGCGGATTGCGCTTCCGCCTATGCCGATATGCTCGGGCTTTCCGAGAAAAGCTTTTCTCGGGAAATCGCCCATATACCGCCACTGGTGAGAGAAACGGCAGAGACTACCGAAGTAGGCTCGGCAGAAGAAAAATGCGCCAGCGAAGCCGCTAGCGCCGCTGGCCCGCTCTCCATCCCCGCCGATCTATCCATCCCGCCCTATCTCCGTCGTCAACCAGCGGAGGCCGTGTAATGGCCTTCGATCCTATCGACGTGATCCTTACAGCGGTGATCCTGATCGGCGTCATCAGCCTCGTCTCAGCCATAGGAGCGCCGCTATGACGGATGCAGGCTACCAACAATTCCTCGCCAGCAAGGCGGTGAAGGCAAGGGATCGTGGACTGGATCATGTGCCAGAGCTTGCGGCGCACCTCTTTCCGTTCCAGCGCCATTCGGTTGACTTTGCCCTGCGAGCCGGATGCGCCGGCCTATTTCTCGATACCGGACTAGGCAAGACAGAGTGTCAACTTGAGTGGTGCCAGAAGGCTATCGAGGCGACCAATCAAAAGGCGCTGATGCTCACGCCGCTTGCCGTCGCTGGGCAAACCAAGCGCCGCGCCGATAAATGGGGATATGAGGCGCGCGTAATCCGCGAACAATCGGACGCGGGGCCGGGGATTAATATCTGCAATTATGACCGGCTCGATAAACTGGACACGTCGCAATTTGGCATTGTGTCGCTTGACGAGGCGTCAATCCTTAAATCGTTTACTGGGAAAACCACTCGATCATTGATCGCCGCATTCAAAGGCGCGCGGTTCAAGCTTGCCGCAACCGCAACGCCGGCGCCGAATGATCACATGGAATTGGGTAATTATGCGGAATTTTTGGAAGTCATGGCCGCGAACGAAATGCTCTCGCGGTTTTTCATCAACGATACGTCGACCGCTTCGCAACAATGGCGGTTAAAGAGCCATGCGGTTAATTCATTTTGGGATTGGATGGCGTCATGGGCGCGGATGGCGGAAAAACCGTCCGATCTGGGCGATAGCGACGAAGGGTTTGATATTACGCCATTCGAAACGATCAAGCACCACACGAAAGACAGCGCGATCAGCCGCGACCTGGCGGACATGTTTGGCGCTCCGAAACTATCGGCCACAAACCTGCATGATGTGAAGCGGCAGACAATCGAGGCGCGGGCCGAGGCCGCGGGTGCGGCGGTAGCGGCAGAGCCGGGCGAGCCGTGGATTATCTGGTGTGACACAAACTACGAAGCCGACGCGCTCAAACAGGCAATACCGTCAGCCATTGAAATTCGCGGTTCTCAGTCCACAGACGAGAAAGAAGAGCTGATCGAAGCCTTTTCTACCGGGCAAGCCAGACACATTATTGGCAAGCCGTCGATGATTGGATTCGGTCTGGATTGGTCGCACTGCGCCCGAATGGCATTTGTCGGTCGATCGTACTCTTACGAGACATTTTATCAGGCTGTCCGCCGATGCTGGCGCTTCGGGCAGAAGCGCACTGTCAAGGTTCATATCATCGTGGCCGAAGGTGAAGGCAATATCGGCTATGTGATTGATCGCAAGGCTGGCGACCATCAAAAGATGAAGTCCGCGATGCGCGAGGCCATGCGTCGCGCGACCGGGCAATCCACTCAGACCAAAATACCCTATCAACCAAATCGCAAAACGGAGCTTCCCTCATGGATATCCGCTGCATGAACGCGGCCGATGGCGCAAACTATAAGGCCATCAACGGCGATTGTGTTGACGTGCTGTCGCAGGTCCCGGATGCGAGTATAGACTTGTCTATTTATTCGCCGCCGTTCGGATCGCTGTTTGTCTATTCCGAATCTGCGGCGGACATGGGCAATTCAACGGATGAAGAATTTGCCGCGCATTATGCTTATCTCGTGCGCGAAAAATTCCGAGTTACGCGGCCGGGTCGGCTCACCGCCGTTCATTGCTCTGATCTACCCATGACAAAATGGAAGGATGGCGCAGTCGGCATCAAGGATTTCAGTGGGCAGATTATCCGGATCCATGAGGACGCGGGATGGATTTTGCACGGGCGCCGCACTATTTGGAAATGCCCGGTTGTCGAAATGACCCGCACGAAACATGTGGGCCTGCTTTACAAGCAATTACAGAAAGACAGCGCCAAATCGCGCGGCGGAATGCCGGACTACCTGTTGACATTTGTAAAGCCCGGCAAAAACGAAAAGCCCATTCACCATACTCAGGAACAATTCTCGCTCGATCAGTGGCAGGAATGGGCATCGCCGGTTTGGATGAGTGTCAATCAAACAAATGTGTTGAATGTGCAAGCCGCCAGAGATGCCAGAGACGAGCGTCATCTGTGTCCACTCCAACTCGATGTGATTGAGCGCGCGTTGATCATGTGGAGTAATCCCGGTGATGTGATTTTGTCCCCGTTTATGGGCATCGGATCGGAAGGAGTTATGTCTCTCAATCTCGGGCGTCGATTTATCGGGATTGAACTGAAAGAGAGCTACTGGCGACAGAGCGTCAAAAACCTGGACGCCGCCGATCGGCAACTTTCATTACTACCCCCCCCGGTGTGGCAGCTTGAGGCGGCCGAATGACCGGCATCTATCGCTACGTCAAATTTGATCGCATTGAATCCTTTGTGCAAATGGGATGGATGCTTGGCGGCTTTGCCTCGCACTATTCCGTGTTTATGTTCGCCTGCGCCTGTAACCCGGAAGGGAGGGCACCGATATGACAGGCTTCCGGCTAGAACTCCCTCTGCCGCCCTCGGTGAACGCCTGTTACCGGAACGTAGCGGGCAAAGGCCGCGTCAAAACCGGCGCGCTCAGGAATTGGCGCAACGACGCGCAGGGGCACTTTCTGCTGGCGAAGAAGAGTATCGAGCCAGTCACCAGTTCCTACAAGCTCACGGTTCACATTCCGCAGGCGATGCGCGGCGATGGGGACAATCGGC